CACGGTACCGACGTCCGTATAGCGGCCGTCAGCGTCGCGACCGAACACGCAGACATTCGCCCGGCTGATAACATTCCATCTCCAGCCAATGGGCAGCGGTGCCGGCTTCAGCAGACAGCTGCCTCCCACCAGAGCCATCTGCATAGCTTCGGCCTTCTTGACATCCAGCGTGTCCAGAATCGTAGCGGCGAACTCGTCTTCAGACGTTGCCTGGTATTCACCGAAAGCCGTCTTGGTGAGTTTATTCACCACGGTGTAAGGAATCCGCTGGCAGGGGTCTTCGTCAGTGGTGGCTTCCTTCTGGAAGTACAGTCGGAACCAGTCATCGATGGCGAGCCGCATAGGCTGAGAAGTGCAGTCCTTCGCCCGGAATGCATCTTCATAGCTGTACGCGGTCTTGTTGATAAGCGAAGTAATAAGGCTCATTTCCGCGCTCCTCCGTTATTGATGATAATTCGCCGCTGGGCTTTCACCCCGGCCTCCAGGCCATCCACATAGGCGTTGAGCCGGGCCAGTTCGTCCAGCAGCGCTTTATTCTGTTCTGCAAGTTTCTGGTTCTCTTTCAAGAGTGACTCCTTCGCCCAGATCGGAAGGAATGTCTGCCAGAGCCAGACCTTAAATCTACGAATCATCAGCTTCGATTCCTTTCATCTCTGGGATATTACGCAGCTCCCGGCGCAACACCGTACTGCAGAAGTATCGAATGTCGTCCATGGCGTGGTCGTTGATCTTCAGCGGCTTATCGACCTCCGCCCGGCCTTCCTTGTCATCCCACGCATAAAGGCTGAACTCCCGGAGGCTGTCAGCGCAGCTCTCATGAAACAGGAGTCTGCCGGCGCGCAGCAGAACAGACACAAGCCGGATGCCGCTCAGCACATCATTCTTTGCCTTACGGACGGAGAAGTGACCGTGCCGGCGGATTGTCTCAATGAAGCTGGCCGCCGAAGGGTCGACGATTACATGCTCGATCTCCAGATCGCCGGCGAGCTTCTCCAACTCCTGGTAGTACTCCTCGTCCGTCTTCAGCGCAGAATGGCTGCGGCCGGAGTAGTAGTACTCGCGGATCCGCGTCGCCTTCCCGTCTATCAGACACCAGAGACCTGCAGAGAAGGGATTCAGGGTGCCGTAGTCGACGGAGATATAATAGCGGCCGGCGTCAGGGATCTCGGTAACTACAGACCTATCACGGTCGAATTCATAAATCAGGCCTTCCGCCAGACACCACTCGCCCAGAACATACCGACGATAAAAAACACCGGAGTACAGGCGCTCATATCGGGCGCGTACCTCGGGTGCGAGTGCAGCATTATCCGCCATGGTGAAGTGCAGGTGCAGCGCATTTCGTTCTTTTGCCTTCAGCACCCACTCTTTGTAAAACCAATGTTCCGGGCCGTCCGGGTTGCAGTTGAACCACATTGTGGAGCCGGCGACGGAGCATCGTGCGATAGCCTGCTCTACGAAGGAGCGGGGCATCAGCGCGACCTCGTCCATCAGCACGCCGGCCAAAGTGATACCCTGGATCAGCATGTAGGACGACTCGTCGCGGCCGCCAAAGAGAAAATAGTTGTTTGTGTGCCCACGGCCGTCAGAGATGATCAGCTTATTCTCAGATCGGCGCTCTTCAATCGTCAGGATTCCGCCCATCCAGTCGGACAGATTCAAGATGACGTTACGCCGAAGGCTCTGGATCGTCTTGCCGCAGATACCGAAGTTCTGGCCATTGAAGTTCCTCATGGACCACAGGAGAAAGCCGTTGGCCATGCACACGGTCTTTCCGGATCTGACAGAGCCATCACAGATGAGAGCATCATAGTGCTTGAGCTTCGGCCGCGCCCACCATGACATGGCAAGCAGCTGCCGCTTACTGAACTTCTGGTAAATCATCGGTGTCTATATCCTCCTGCAGGCTCTCCTCGATGGCCTGGAGCAGGTTGTTTTCGGGATCGGCATCAGACCCGCCCTTGCCATCAAACAGCCCCAGATGCTTGCCTAGGAGCTCCAGGGCCCGGATCTTGTCATAGCTGCCGACCTCGATGCCGTGCTTGCCTTCTTTGATACTGGAGATGGCTGCCTTCCTCTCCTCTGGGATATCCGCCGTATTGGCTAACTGGACCAGCTGAACCAGCCGGGGCACCTTACGATAAGCACCGGCCACCGGATCCCAGACGTCTTCGGGCACTTCCCGAACCACTACCTGAGCGAAGTCCGCGCCATTGGAAAATGCGATGGCGGCCAGCTCCTTCAGCACCATATCCTGGGTGATTTCTGTCCTGCGGGCCCGCTTTTTTATGGCCTCCTGGATCGCCGCCTGAATTTCAACTTTCTTCAACAGCCGCTGGCCCATGCTGTAGGCTGTTCTTTCACTATAATTCGCGCGTTTGGCAGCTGCCGTGGCGTTGAGGTCTACCAGATACTCCGCCACAAAACGCTCCTGCTTTTCCGTCAGTGCCACACGCCACCACCTCTCCGGGCATAATGGAAAAGCCGCCACATTCCTGTGACGGCTTTCAATGCTTTGTTCATATTACTGACACACTATCATAATAGCACGGAAAACGGAGGTTGTTTTCCCGCTTTTTTCCCAACTTTAGATTTCCACCACGCCATACAGCGACATGGTGAACCGACGCAGCGCGGCGTCGCGGCGCCGATAAGCAGTCGAATGCTCTATGTGGAGTTCTGCGCACAGCCGATCCAGATTGCCGCGCGCTTTCCGGATGCACATGAGTTCCAGCACACGCCGGTCCTCATCATCCAACGACGCCAAGGCGCCGTCTACGATATCCAGCCACTCACGGGTCAGCTTCATCGCGTTCTCCAGCTCTGTGCGCAGGGAAATGTTGTTTATCATGGCGTCTTCCTGGCGACTGGTACCGCCTGAGACCGGTGCACAGCCGGAAGTGGCGCTCTTGGTCCGGATGAATTCCATCTCCAGCCGACGGATTTCCCGCTCCGATCTGGCCAAGCTCTCCCGCTTTGCGGTATAACACCGCAGCTTATCAATAGCTTCTCTCCTGAAGTCCATTCGCCTTCCCCTTAATCGCCCAAACTTCTCAAATAGGCCTCTGCGCCATATCGCAGGCACCTCTGCAGGCGCTTCTCTCCGCGCTTAATGGTTCTGGAGACCGTGGATTTGTCGATGCCCAGCTCCTCTCCGATTTCGCGCATGTTCATGCCCTGGGAATAGTACATGAGGAGTACGGTACGCCGCCGATCGGTCACGTCCTCTTTAATGCAACGGATAAGATTGCGCTTCAGACGGCTCATCTGGGCGCTGTTGGTGTTTTCGCTGGAGATCTGGCGCATATACATGGCCATATCGGCAGAATACGCCTTTCCGCGCCTATATCGTGTATTTGGCATTCCGACGGTACCCCCTCTCGTAATATCGCTCACAAAGCACAGCGATTTCCTGTGCCTCTCGTCGCATTGTGGTTAGCATCTTGATTCGCTCTTCAAGCTGCCCACGCTCCCGCGGATCATCGGTCTTCTCCGATAGATCCTTCAGCTGGGCGATCCTGAAACCGAGCCAGCGCGCACTATCACGATAGCTCACTGCGAGTTCTTTAAGAGTCAAAGATGCGCACCTCCCTCGCAACGTAAGAGGCGCCAACACCGTTGCCGCCCACGCAGGTCTATACGTAGGCGGCCCCGGTGAAGAGGAGGATGGAAATGAAAGATTCTCCGCTGCACCCATCTGTATTTAACCAAATTTCAGGGGTGCCGTCTGCTAGATGTATACCCGCCCTATTTTTTTATGGGGAGTATGTAGCTCAGCTGCTCAACCGTGGCGAATCGGCATTTGCACTTTTTGTTTAGGCACTCACGGTGGCGCAGGATTGTTCCGTCGGACTGCTCTCGGCTGTTATACACCCGGCTGTCTGAAGCACACTTCGGGCACATTCTTGCCGCCTGGCTGCTCTCCAACGCCCTCATGCCGCACCTCTCTTTGCCTGTTCGATCCTTGCCTTCAGCGCCTGCATCAGGGTTTCCTGACTGTCACCCTTCGTCTGCAGAGATGCCAGGACATCCTCATCGACGCCGCCCTGGGTGATCAGCAGATGGGAGATGACCGGATGGGGCTGGCCCTGACGGTGGAGGCGCTTATTTGCCTGCTGGAAGATCTCCAGCGCCCAGTTGGGAAGCGTGAACCAGATACAGTGATGACCGCCGGCCTGCAGGTTGAGGCCATAACCGCAGCTGACGGGATGGGCCAGAAGGATATCCACCTCTCCGGCATTCCAAGCCCGCTCGTCCTCCGGGCCTTCGTAGACCCGGACCCGCAATCCGCGATCGGCGAGGGCCTGGGTGATGCGCTCCCTCTCGTGCTTATACCAGAAGAACACCAGGGCGTGCTCGCCGTTCAGCTGCTCGATCAGCTCCAGGAAGGCGTCCATTTTGCAGTCGTGGACTTCAACTACTCCGCCGTCATTGGAATAAACCGCACCGCCGCACAGCTGCAGCAGTTTGCCGTTCAAAGTGGCCGCGGTACCGGCGGTGATGGTCTCGGTGTCCACCTGCAGCAGCATCTCGCGCTCCAGCTTCTGGTATGCTTTCTTCGCCGCGGCGTCCAGGGCCACCGGCACAACGTTCTCGATGAAGTCCGGCAGCGTCAGATAGTCCTCGGTCTTCATACTGATGCAGATATCGGAGATGGCGTCGCGGATCCGCTGGTCGGCTCCCGGCAGAAGTGAGTATGTGCGATATTGCTGGCCCGGGTGTGCGTAGTCCTGGGACATGAAATTCTCTCTGAAGGAAGTCAGCGTGCGGCCCAGCCGGGCGCCACCGTCCAGCAGGAAGATCTGCGCGTACAGATCCGGGAGACCGTTGGGAGACGGCGTGCCGGTCAGCAGCAGGAGGCGTCGGATGAGATGCCGTACTCTCTTTAGGGCCAGGAAGCGTTTGGATCTGGAATTCTTGAAACTGGTGGATTCATCCAGCACCACCGTGTCGAAGGGCCAGTTGTTCCTGCAGTAATCAACCAGCCACGGGATATTCTCTCGGTTGATTACCCAGACGTCGCCGGGTGAGTACAGGGCATTGATGCGCTGCTTCTCGGTACCCAGAATGGGGATGACCTTCAGGTCCTTCAGGTGGTCCCACTTCGCCGCCTCGGAAGACCATGTGGCCTCTGCCACTTTCTTGGGGGCGACCACCAACGGCCGGCCCACCACCCACATGTTGAACTTCAGCTCCTTGATAGCCGTCAGGGTGATAACGGTCTTCCCCAGACCCGGCTCCAGAAACAGGGCCACATAAGGATCCGAAATCACCCGGCTGATAGCGTAAGCCTGATACGGATGCGGTTCATATTTCATGTTGAAAAGACCTCCTCCACAAATGCCTTCACCTGATCCAGACCTTTCAGCGTCCGGACGTCGGCGCCGCGCTTCCGCATCTCCTCCTGCTGCCACTTCTGGATCGCGGCCAACCTCCCAACTTCTGTCTTCAGCTCCACATAAACCGTGCGGCCGGCAGGAGTGATAACGATGCGGTCAGGTACTCCGGGGTTACCCGGCGAAACGAATTTATAACACAGCCCACCCCGGTCGCGAACCATCCGAACAAGGCGGGATTCAATTCTGCTTTCTTTCATGTCAGCACCCTCTTTCGAATTGCTATATACGCGCGCACGCGTGCGCACGCGAGACGTGATGCGTATTTAGGCGGATAGGGGGTAATTAGAGGCTCTAACTACCATTTTTATTTAATACCTAAAAAGAATGTTACCTTTGTTACCTTCCTTGCGCCCCAAGGGTTTCAGGGGTAACATTCGAATGTTACCGAATGTTGAATGTTACCCCTATTCCGGGAGAATGTTACCCCAGAATGTTACCCCTTCCGGATGAAGCCTCGCTGCACCCCACAGTACCCATATTTCAAGCCCTGCGAAGTCTTCTCCCAACCGGCTGCCGTGGCCACGATACTGTTGATCTCCTGAGCGTCCGTCCGGCGCATATCCTTGCCCTGGCCCTCGAACAATTCGCACCAGATCTCCAGAGCACAGACCCTCTGCCGGGGCACCAGCTCCACGTCGCCGGCCACGCCTCCGGACCAGAATACCCGGCGCCGGTCGAGGCTCCAGCTGGCCCAGTCACGGGGCACCTCCCGTTCGAGGAAGTCCAGGATCAGGCCCTCCCGGACACTGACCTCCCGGTGGCTTTCCTGCTGGGCCTTGGCCACGTCGGCCACGTCGCCGCTGAGGTACAGCGGCTCAC